CTACTCAAATGGCATTGTCTGTGGCTACTACATTAGCCGGGTGCCGAAAGTATGAGCAAAGTCGTGATTAAGGGCGAACTACCTAGCTTAAATGAGTACATCAAGGCTGAACGGGCCAATCGGTATGCGGCAGCTAACCTAAAGAAGCGGTACACGGCCTTATGTAGTGTATATGCGCGGGCTAGTCATAATTCTGGAGTTGAATTTAATTGGCCTTGCAAGCTTAAATTTACGTGGTACACAAAGAACAACCGAAAAGATGCGGACAATATCGCGTTTGCTAAAAAGTTTGTGCTTGACGGCTTTATGAAGGCTGGGCTTTTAGGCAACGACAATCGAAAGCATATCACGGGATTTCAGGACGAATTTGCAGTTGATAAACGAAATCCGCGAGTAGAAATAGATGAAATTACGGAGGACGAAGATGCCTAAGCACACTAAGAAGCGTTCAACGATTAAACGGAAGCACCGGCGAATGAAGGAACACGCCGAAGCAAACAAAAAGCCGCCCATTAAGGCGACTAGTCACAGGACCACTCGAATGACCGTTGTAAGTATAACATATAAAAAGCGCTGCCATCGCTGACCGCGCTACAACTAATTCCGAATAAGTTAATTATAGCATACGAAAGCGGAGGGGCGCATGATGGGCGAACAGCAAGTTATTTCGGATGAAATTTTTCCACCAATTGACCAAGAGAAAACAATTAAACAGGTGCGGCGGTTCCTGGATAAGAAGTTACCGCAAGCAGTTCGGGCGTCCGGCCATTCGGTCGCTGATTTAAAATCGCCTAGCATGGATGGCATGCCTAAGTCGGCCCCAGCTGGTAATTCGGCCGAGGATCGGATTACGCGCCGCCTGTATGCAGAGCAGATTGTCCGACAGACTATTCAGGCCATGGCTCGGTGTGATCATGAGTGCCAGGAGATATTAGATCGGCTATATTTACAAGGTTACAGTGACACGATGTGCTACATGGATATTGGCTACAGTAAGACGCAGTATTTTGACCGCTGGAAGCCATTGGCAATGCTACAGTTTGCACAGAGCTATTACCTAGAAGACTTGAATATTTATCAAAACCGAACTCAAACCGGACTTTAACCGAACTTTTTCCGAACTCAAGCCGGACTTCATAGCAATAAATTGGTGGTAAATTAGTATTATCGATAATTGGTTAGGGCGACAAATAAACGTTTTTCTGATAGCTCTAATTGATTATTATTGTGGCCTTAGCTCAGTTGGTAGAGCACCTGACTGTTAATCAGGTTGTCGCTGGTTCGAGTCCAGCAGGCTACGTTAGACGGGCACAGATGTACAGTTTGTGTTGCCTCCTTGATTAAGTTGATATGATGGCCCGTCTATTAAGCAGATATGATCTAATTGGCAAGATGGCGGTCTCCAAAACCGTCTATGTTGGTTCAAATCCAGCTATCTGTGTAGCCGGCGGATTTATAAGGGGTGATGCGCTCCTCTCTGCCGCCGGCATTAGTCTTCGTGTTTAACGTCGGCCGTTGAATGCGAGTATCGCTGTGGGCTAATTGGTAAGCCACAATGGAATGTAGGTTCGAATCCTACCAGCGATATAGTTGCCGTTAAGCTTAAAGCGGAACGTGCTTGTGGCGGAATAGGTAGACGCATAGTTAGGCGCGAGAAACGGGTGTTGGTTGACAACCAGTATGTCCACACGTCATGTAGGGTGCAAATCCCTACCAAGCACATAATTGGCGCAATTAATCTGGCCACCAAATTACATGCGGAAACATGTGCGCTGTGGTAACATAATCAAACATGGTTGCAAAAACTATAATCGTTTTTCTGATAACAACTGTGTTTAGGAGCCTGACATTTAGTTGGGCTCTTTTTAGTAAAGTAAATAGTGTGTATTGCAACTCAAATAATGTTGAATATAGTATGATATTAAATTGTATTGTTGAATAACGGGATCGCCATCTTATGAGACAACAATACATAGGCCTGGCTGGCGTCAGGCTTTTTTAGTACATACGATTAGGAGGTAGCACAATGCAAAAAAGCTTTAATTATCAAGATGGTTTTGGTGAGGAACTAAGCCTGGCAATTAATCCATCAAGTGGTTTCTTATTGGCTACCGATGATGTTGGTGGAGACAGTGTAGCAATGTCAATTAGCTTTGATGAGTTGAGACGGCTAGCTAAGCTGATCGATGACGAGGTGCCTCATGGCGAAAATGATAAGAAGTAAATACGGGTATGAGCCGCCTGAATGGGTGCAGGCCGATGCTCGGCTAGATAAGTGGTGCAAGGATAAGAAGCGTCGTGCAAATAAGCATGGCGCTTTTAGTTTGGATAAAAATAAGGAGGAAGCAATTATGAATTTTGGAGAAGCGCTTGAAGAATTAAAACGAGGTAATTGTGTTGCACGTAAAGGTTGGAACGGCAAAGGCATCTTCATTAAATTGAAAAAGGGAGAATCTTTGAACACTCCCAATAATCGTTTTAATGAGGTTATGACTCACGATTTCATTTATATTGACACGACTGGGCTACGCACGAACAATCCGAATGCACCTATGGATCGAGTTCCATGGTTAGCTAGTCAAACTGATATGCTAGCTGATGACTGGGTCGTAGTCGAATAACGATGACTAATTCCAATTAGACGGAGGTGTGGTGGTATGTAATGACACGAAAGTTAACGCCCAAACAGCAAAAGTTTGCCGATGAGTATATCAAGTCTGGAAATGCTTATCAAGCTGCTATTGAAGCTGGTTATTCGCGCAACTATGCAAAGGCACAATCTAGCAAATTGTTGGAAAATGTTGGAATTAAATCTTACATCGATGAGCGAATGGCCGAGATAGCTTCCAAGCGTATTATGGACGCCACAGAAGCCGTTGAGTTGCTTACTAGTATCGCTAGAGGCGAAACTAAAGAAACGGTTTATATTGGCACTGCTGACGGTGTGTATGAGAAACACAAAGAAGCTGACTTGAAAACACGGATAAGCGCTACTAAAGAAATACTGAAGCGTTATCCGGATAACAATAAGCTTGTTGAACAACAGATTCGCAAGCTTAAAGCTGACGCGGATATTGCGGAGGCTAAAGCTCGCATTATGAATGCCTCAACCGATAGTACTGAAGCAAAAGTTTCTGAATATCTGGATAAATTGGATGACGTCCTAGGTGGTGATAGCGATGGCAATTAGTGAGCTATATACGCCGAAACAAGTTCAAGTGCTGAAAACCTTGCGGCGGACGGACTGGCGACTACTGATAAACTATGGTGCTGTTCGGTCTGGTAAAACTGTCGTTGATAATGACGCCTTCTTGATGGAACTGCGGCGTGTTCGTCAGGTTGCTGACAAATTAGGGGTCAAGGAACCAATGTACATTTTAGCGGGGTATTCAAGCAAGTCGCTACAAAACAACGTATTACAGGAACTGACGAATAAATATGACATTAAATTTCAATTTGACAAACATAACTCTTTCACACTGTTTGGCGTGAAGATTGTGCAGACGTTTACCGGGTCCATTGCAGGGCTGGGTGCCATTCGTGGGATGACCTCGTTTGGGGCGTATATTAACGAAGCTAGCCTTGCTAATGAAGAGGTATTCAATGAAATCCTTAATCGGTGCTCAGCACAAGGTGCGCGAATTATTTGCGATACGAACCCAGACGTTCCGACTCACTACTTGAAAGCCAGCTATATTGATAACGATGATCCTAAAGCAGGAATCGTTAGTTTCCATTTTACAATCGATGATAATACCTTTTTGCCCCCACAATACGTTGAACATCAAAAAGCGGGTACGCCGTCCGGAATGTTTTACGACCGTGCAATACTCGGTCTATGGGTATCTGGTGAAGGTATGGTGTATAAAGATTTTAATAAGGACGAAATGATTATTCCACGGGCTCAATTGCCAGCAGACTTAACTTACTATGCGGGAGTCGACTGGGGCTATGAACATAAAGGAACGATTGTTGTAATGGCTGATGATCGAGTTGGCAATACTTATTTGATTGAAGAACATACACGTCAGTTTGAAGAGATTGATTACTGGGTAGAGATTGCAAAAGATATTCAGCATCGCTATGGCCGAAATGTTAAGTTTTGGGCTGATAGCGCGAGACCCGAACACGTTGCACGCTTCCAACGTGAAGGGCTCAAGGCGTTCAATGCTAAAAAATCGGTTTTATCAGGAATCGAGTCGGTGGCTAAGTGCATGAAGCAAGGCCACTTTTTTGTTATCAAAGAAGCGATTGATGCCTTCTTAGATGAAATCTATCAGTATGTCTGGGATGAGGCTACGGGCTTACCCGTCAAGCTTAACGATGACGTAATGGACGCGTTACGGTATGCCGTCTATAACACACACGAACGGCTCAAGGCACGGACAATTAAGAAGCCAAAGGGATTAAGAGGATAGGAGGTGAGCGGATGCAGTATGATTTGAACAAGAAGCGCGGGTCCAACGTTGCGATTGACCGTGAATTGGCTGGCAATATTGAAAACCCTAGCTTTGATGTAATTAACTATGCTATCAATCAACAACAGAAACGTATTGACCGTTATAACATGCTGGAACACTACTATGAGGGTAATCAGCACATCTTAAGCCGAAATCTTGAGATGGCGGCTAAGTTGGATCGTGCAGATGAAAAGGTAATGACGAACCACGCCAAATACATTACTGACATGATTACCGGCTTTACAACTGGTAATCCGATATCCATTTCACCGGCGAACGGTAAGGATATTAAAGCCATTACGGATGCTCAGGACCAAATGGATATTGATTCGCATAATACGGAGATGGAGAAAGATTTAAGCGTGTTTGGGTGTGCCTATGAGCTGCTATACATCAAAAATGTGTCAGACGCAACTACCGAGTTGGCAATTGAAAAAATTGATCCGCGCGGCTGTGTGCTGGTAACGGATGACACGTTGGATAAAAATCCGCTGTTTGGTATTTACTACGTGGAAAAGAAGGACCTGCTTGGTAATGCTAAGGGTTATTTGATTACTGTCTATACGGCCCACTGGATTATTCAGTATCGAACCAAGACAGGACGAGTGCTATCAGATGCTAATTTGGCAAGCAAACCTAAGGCCATTCAACATTATTTTAATGGTGTCCCACTTATTGAGTATCGTAATAACGAAGAGCGTCAAGGTGATTTTGAGCAAACGATTAGCCTAATCAACGCCTATAACGAATTACAGTCAGACCGTATCACCGATAAAAAGAACTTCGTGGATGCCTTGCTGGTAGTCTATGGCTTTACCCTAGATGAGGGCGAGGACGGTGAAGGAGCTAACTTGAAGGACGGTATTCTAGAAGCGCCTGGTAAAGGCGACCAGGGTGCTAGCGTTGAATGGTTGACCAAGAGCTTTGACGAATCACAGCTACAAGTACTTGTTAAGTCGATTAAGGATGACATTCATCAAACGTCTTACGTCCCTAACATGAATGACGAAAACTTTGCAGGGACGATTAGCGGTGAAGCTATGAAATACAAGCTGTTCGGTTTACTCCAATTGTTAGCGACTAAGCAGCGATACTTAACACGTGGAATTCGCCAGCGTCTACAACTGATGCAGAACATTTTAGCGTTTAAAGGCCAGTCAGTAGATGCCTCCGGAGCGACAATTAATATTGTTCCTGATATTCCAGTCAACATGGCGGATGTCATTAGCAATATCAAGAATGCTGAAGGTGTCATTCCGCAATTGGTATCACTCGGGTGGTTGCCTGGGACAAATGACCCACAAGAGTTAATTAAGATGCTGGATCAGGAAAAGGAGAAAGCACTCAAGCTACAGCAGAAAGCTATGGGCGGCGAGCCTGCCACAGATAACGAGGAGGTAACTGCGGATGATTCTGGCAACGTTTCAATTAAACAAAAAGCAGGTAGTGAGTTATCAGATAACGGGCCACGCGAATAGTGCTATTAAGGGCCATGATCTAGTTTGTGCTGCTGTTTCGGTGCTTGGCCAAGCCATCACTAATGAGCTATCTAACGCCACTATTAAAGAAAATGGTGGCTTGTTTATTGGATTGATTGAGCCCAGTGCTGATAACAAAGTTCTGTGTGAGACCTTATTACACGGACTACAAGATATTTCAGCACAATATCCTCAGAATTTGCAAGTGGTGGTGAAGGGTAATTAACTCAGAATTGAATAAAATCATTAAAACGATTGGTGTATTTGTGATCGTGATAATTAAAATGCTTGGATTAGTTTCGCTTGGATGGAAGCCAATTACAGGCATTTTAATTTTGCTGTATTTGATTTTATAAGCTCGGAGGTGTAGGAGTGGCGGATGACAAACGCAAGTTAAGTTACTGGCAACTGCGAGCCGTTCAGAGCGAACAGAAATCACATGATGCTGCAACCAAACAAGCGACTATCATTGCAAGGGCGTACATGCGTGCTCAGAACTATTTGACTGGTGAGGTATCACAGATATACAAACGATATTTTACGGGCGGTAAAGCGACGGAGGCCGAGGCACAACAGATTTTAAACACCAATGTTAGTCCGACTGAGTTAGTAACGTTACGGGCCCTGGCTGATAATGTCAGTGATAAGGAGTCAAAGAAGCAAGTGACTAACTACTTATCACAGATGGCAGCTAAGGGCCGTATTACCAGATTGGAAGAGCTCAAGGCTAAGAGCTACATTGCGGTGAAACAAGCGGCATCTGTTGAGATTGAGAAGTCCACGGACCTTTATACCAAGGTAATTCAAGAAGCACTTGATCAGGCAACTAACGAGAGTATTATAGGTGGCTTTGATAAAGACGTCATTCTTCCGGGCGTGAGCGCTGATAGTCAGCCTAAAATGCACACTAGAACTATCTTTGACCCTAAAACGGGTAAAGAGATGGTAACAGTTAAAGTGAACCCAGACGAACCAATAACACGGTTTAAAGAGTTGTCAGGGAAGTACGTTAAGGCTACATTAGATGCGCCGTTTAAAGGCAAGAACTACTCTAAACGGATTTGGCATAACACGGACCAACTAGCCGACCGACTTAGTGAACTATTCACGGCTCAGCAGATGAGTGGTATGCGTGAGCGTGACATGGTACAAGCTTTAGCTAAGGAGTTTGGAACTAGCAGTTACAATACGCGACGATTGATTAGAACAGAAGCCAACTACTTTCATAATCAAACGAAGCTCAATGAATGGAAACGACGCGGGGTTAAAAAGTACCAACTGGTTGCCGTGCTGGATATGCGGACTTCAAAAATCTGTCGTAGTATTGACGGCCGTGTATTTAACGTAGATGAAGCGGAAGTGAATGTTAATTTTCCGCCGTTACATCCATTTTGCCGAACTGTCGCAATCATCTATTTGTCAGATAGCCAGTACATGATGCAACGGACGGCGAATGATCCAATTACTGGTGAAAAGCTCAAGCTGAAGCCGGATGCTACTTATCAGGATTGGCGCCAGGCAGTAATCTTAAAGCATGGTCCGCAGGCTTTCGATAGTTTAGATAATCGGGTTGGCAATCGTCGGTATGATACTACCCAGTATGATGAATACAAACGGATTTTAGGTGGAGATAACGTACCCGAAACATTCGAAGATTTTCAAACGATGAAGTATAATGACAGTGATAGTTATCAGAACCTGTTGAAAGTAGCGCGCGAGGTTCGGCGCGAACAATTTGCGTTGAACAATGTACACAATTTTGGTGAAGTGCACGGTGTTCCGTATCAACAGGAAGCCAACTCAGTTTTTGACCGTTATGTCGATGGACAACTAGTTACACGAAGATATTATGGTAAGACAGGAAAGGCCCGGCTGGACATTAATTTTACCGACCATGGTAATGCTAAAATGCACACGATTGTGCCACACGCGCATCCCTGGTTACGCGTTACAAAGAAAAATGGCAAGATTGTTCCCCGGCGTGAAGAACCTGGGCGGAAATTAACGATTGCAGAAAGGATTGTGAATAAAGATGGTGGTAAGACGAGTAAAAGCTGATTCGGATCACTTAGAGTCTTTGGAGCAACTTCGATTTGCGTTAGATGTTCGTATGGAGGTTCAAATCAAAATCAATGATGTTGAGTGGTACATTGGCTTTGACAGTGAGGGCAAACGTATCATTTCTAAAGATAATGGTGATTTTGATTATCACTTCAAAGATACTGACGACGTTGATGAGATTCTTGATTATGTAATTGATGGCAAGAAAATCCGTGACCAATGGCAAGATATCGTTATTGTTGCAATGTAGGGCGTTCAATCATTTTGATTGGGCGTTTTTTAGTACGACGAGGAGAACACGATGAGTAAAGATAATTCGGATTTAATGCGTTACACCGAGATGGCAATGAAGGGCTTGACGTTTGACGCTGACACGGAGCAAGGCTTTAAGCTCATGACGGATGCATTTCTAACATGTTATGAGGAAGCACTTAATAAAGGATATGATCAAGTAACAGCAATACAAACCGCCACGATGATCCTTTCGACAATGTTCCATCAGGATTAGCATGGATGACCTGAGCACGTCTCTAAACTACTCAAACTAAATAGCATGCGTGGGTCTGATAATGACGCCACGGTCAATTTAGCACAATGTGTGGGGCTCTTAGAGTAATGCACGGGGTGCTTTTTTTGTGGCCTGAGTTATCGGAAATGCGTGGGCGTGGAGGAATTTAATTATGAAAAAGCTACTCAAACTAAAGATGAATTTACAGATGTTTGCTGACGGTGATAATGGAACTGGCGGGGATGAAGGTGGCAATCAGACGGCTGATAGCACGCCTAACACAACCGACGCCAATCAAAATAGCAACAATGACGACTCTGACCAAGACAATCAGGCAGATACGCCGTTTAAATCGTTTGCTAGTGAAAAGGACTGGCAATCAAGTGTTGATAAGCTGATTGCTTCGGCAATTAAAACACATGATGAAAAACAGGCTAGTGAAGCTCAGCAGCAAAAAGATTACGACAAGATGACTGACCTGGAAAAGGCCAACTATGATAAAGACCAATTAACCAAGCAACTTGCTGAATCACAGCGTCATGGAACTATTGTTGAAAATAAAGCCAAAGTGACGGCTCGACTGGGTGCAGACGATTTGCCGACAGCACTGATTGCGGCTTTTGGTGATGATGTTTTAGCAGATGATAAAGGCATTGAAGCGGCTTACACTGCAATCAGCAAGGCATTTACAGAGAGTTTACAGCAAGCAATCGATAAGCGAATCGCAAGCAGTGGGACCACATTGCCGGGTGCTGATACATCCGCAAATAAATCTGAAGGTGCAACAGCAGCTGAAAAATTAAATAACTCGCAAAAGCCAGCAAAGTCCAGTTTATGGGCGACAAAATAGGGAGGTACTAGATTATGGCTTATGTATTTGATAAAGGAACAGTAGAACAAAAGAATTTCATGGCATCTGAAAAGTTCGTATCATTCTCACGGCAGGTTGATGACACCAGTTACGCGGTGAAGACGGATGCTTTTGGACATAAAGTTATTCCAGCCGGCACGATTTATCCAACTAATGACGCTAAGGCGGAAGGAATCACGATTAACGAAGTGGACGTTACACGTGGCCCTCAAATGGTTGGCGTGATTGTTGAAGGCTATTTATTTGGCCAACGCTTACCAGTGGCGCCAACAGCTGAGGCTATCACGGCATTAAAGAAGATTACTTTCACTGATACGGACGCCGCCGCCAAATCACAAGCCTAATTAAAGGAGGAGAAAACAAATGGCTCAAATTTCAGATTTATTCACGCAACATGATTTAATCGATTTTTCATTGAATCGGCAGTATCCAGCGATGCAAGGTGATGAACTATTCCCAGCAATCAAAGTCAACTCACTAACTGTTGATATCTTGAAACGTCAAAATCGAATTCCAGTGATTGCATCCTATGCGGCTTTTGATAGTGAAGCCGAAATTGGCAGTCGGTCTGCCTCGGGCGCTGCCATCGAACTGGCTTTGATTAAGCGCAAGATGCAGATTAAAGAAAAAGATTTGTATGCGATGCTCAATCCGCGGACGCCCGCAGAAGCTAGCTACTTGCAACAACATGTTTATAACGACTTTGATGTGCTCAATCAAGGCGTTTTAGCACGAATTGAAAAGACCGCTATGGACGTTTTAGCAACAGGTAAGACTATTTTGCCAGATGAAAGTGGTAAACTTGCTGTCCAACTTGATTATCAAGTTCCGACTGAACATCAGGAAGCTTTGACTGGAGCTGCTACATGGGATAACGGCGACGCGGATATCCTTGGTGATATTACGCGCTGGTGCGATAAGATGGATATTACACCAACCCGGGCGCTAACTAGTCGGAAGATTTATCGATTGATTACGACTAATACCAAAGTTCTACAAGCCGTGTATGGTAACTCTACTCGGGCACTTGGACAAGCCGACTTTGACACCTTCATGCAGGCACAAGGTTTACCAATTTTTCGGACTTATGATCAAAAATATACCCAAGTCGGAAAAGATGGCAAGATTACCAAGAGTCGTTACTTCCCAGAAAATCGACTTGTCTTAATGAACGATGACCCGATTGGTAATAAAGTGTTTGGACCAACTCCAGAAGAGTTAGCACAATTCAGTGGCCCAGCGCAAATTAACGCTGTGGGTAATGTTTACGATATGATTTATACCGAAACTAATGATCCAATTGGGACTTGGGAAAAAGCCTCAGCAGTTGCGCTTCCAGCGTTTGCCGCGGCGGATGAGGTATTTCAAGCTCAGGTTTTAGCCTAGAGGTGATTGATAATGAAGGTTCGCGTTAAAGATTACCCAATTCGGTATAAAGATACTCGGTATAAAAAAGGTGATGAGCTCAGCATTACGCAAGACGCGTTCAATGATGAGCTTTTTGTTTGTCTTGATAAGCAGAAGGACGAGAAAACTGCCGATAATGCTCAGTTAGAAACAGACGACGAAGAATAGAGGATGATCGTATGGCTAAACCAAGCCCACCAGATAAGGCGGGACAATTGACAAGACTATATACGCGATTAGGTGTTGAGAAAGACACGCCGGATGCTGCGGTGGTTGATGACATCTTTGATGATGCTGTTCAAACGTGCTTGGATTATACCCGGTCTTCACTCTCGACACCGATTCTAATTCAGGCAAAACGGCTTGCCATTATCATGTACAACGAGCAAGGAACAGAAGGCGAAGCATCGCGGTCAGAAGGCGGCGTTTCTCAATCGTTTGAACTGGGACTACCTAACATAATTAAAACCGCGCTAGCACCTTACCGAGTCGCGAAAACGAGGCGATTCTAATGCGCCTTAGACCAACAGACCTGACAACTGTTTATTTACGACAACAACAATCAGGTCACGATGATGAAGGTAATGTCATTACGGCGGGATGGAGCAATCCAATTGCAGTGAGGATGAACATTCAAGCTGCTGGCGGTTCAGTGAATGCGCAAATCTGGGGCAAAGACCTTAAGTACATTAAATCTGGTAAGTATCAAGGTAATCAGATCAATGAAGGTCAACAAGAAAATTGGGGTGTTTGTGTCAATGTTACTAAAGATAGCGAGCCAGATTACGTTATCAATTCGATACAAACATTCAGCACCCATAAAAATATCACTTTAGAGCAACGTAAACGAGGCGAAAAGGATGGCTGAAGTTGAATGGCGTGGCAGTGATAAGCTGAAAGCTCAGCTCAAAAAAATGCCCAGTGTGGTTCACGATGCCATCTGGGATGCTACTTTTGATGTTGTTGAGAAAGCAGAGGGCTATGCAGTCAAAGAACTTCAATCCAGCGTTAAGTATGGAAATGGTGAGTTGGCTCGAAGTATTAAATATGAGGTTGTCGATAGTGATGGCAAGATTGTCGGTCGTGTCTGGTCCGATGACCCAGTAGCGCTATTTCGTGAGCTCGGTACTGGACGAGTGGGTGAGGAGTCGCAAAAAGATTTACCCGATGGATTTACACCAGTGTACAGGCAAACGCCTTGGTTCATTCCTGCTGATGACGTTGATACTGACCTGAGTGAACTGTATGGTATGCCTAAAATCGAAATCGACGGACACACATTCTATCGGACAAGCGGTCAACCCGCCCGCCAGTTTTTAACCCCCGCCGTCAAACAAGCCAGTCGTGAGGCACCAGAGATGATTAAGCAGAGTGTGGAGGCCGCACTCCATAACAAATTAGGGGGTAGTTGATGGTAATTATTAATGTGAAGTCAGTAGTGTATCAAGCACTAACGGCTATACCGGAAATTAAACAGGTCTCAACCACGTACCCAGATAATTTAACGGTGTTCCCAATCGCTGTATACAACACGGCACATAAAGCCTATTTTCGTGATGCTAATCAGCAAGAGTTGCAAACGGAATGGACGATCACAATTGACCTCTTCTTAAAAGAAGGTAGCACAACGGCAATCACGAATAAGCTCATGTCATCATTTGGTGATATGGGCTTTTCAAGCGATGTTGGTGATAGCAATTTAGCGGGTGTGAATCGCACTGTATTACGATTTACTGGTGTTGTTGATAACACTAGTCACCGCGTATTTGAAAGTTGAAAGGATGATTGAAATTGAAAAAGAATTTAACAGTATTTGATTTACAACGATTTGCTGCAGACGCTAGTGCCGGGCTTGCCGGAACAGGGACCAAGCTTGAAATGTCAGTGGATGGCACTAAGTTTGATGAAATTGGCGGTATTAAGACCGTTCCTGACATGGGTTCAGACCCAGAAAATATTGATGTGACTGATTTATCAGATACGAAAAAGAAGTCAGTTCCTGGGATTGAAAATACATCAACGTTAGCTTTTACCTTTGTGTACAAGGGCAGCAACTTTGCAACGGCTTTAACGCACAATGGTGACAATAAGCAATATAAATGGAAGGTCACTTATCCTGATGGGATGACAGCTTCTTTCACTGGCTCATATACCGTCAAAATGGGTAACGTTGCTGTCAACGGAGCACTTGAATACACGATTTCGATTATCGTATCGGACGGACCGGACTTTGCAACGGCCAGTAGTAGCGCCGGAGCTTAGAACCGTCACATTTTATCCAGATAATAATTAACTTGAGTAAGAGACGAGTAGGCCAGCAGGCTGATATGAGACGAATAATAAAAATGGAGGAACTACGTTATGACAGTAAAGAAAGCAACTAAGAAGTTTGAAATGGGTGGATTACAACTTGAATTAAAGTTAACAGGCCGTGATATTTTGAATATTGAAAAACGCTTGGGTAAATCTATGATGTCGCTCTTTATGAGTGCGGATGGCGGAATGAAATTGCCACCATTGAATGAAATGCTTATCGTATTGCAAGGTTCGAACCAAACTCACGGCGTTACTGATAACGACATTTTTGCTGCCTTTGAAAAATATTTTGATGAAGGTCATGCCCCAATGGATTTATTTACAGTGCTAACAGACTTATTCCAGGAATCTGGTTTTTTCGGCAAGACAGCTTCGGCTTCGAAGACGAATACGGAATCGGAAGTCACTCTGGACAACGAACCAACGACCGAGACGACACTTTAAGCAATAATTACCAGACTGTTTCTGAGTTGCTAAGTGCTATTTACCCATTGGCCGTGCAATCTGGGATTGATTCTGACCACTTTTGGGAACTTGATTTTGGTGAACTCATGGTTCAAGTAATCGCAAATAATCGTAACCGTATAGATGATATGCGAATGAGAGCGGTAATGGATCACAAGCAAGCTGAGATGATGGCATTTGCTTTGAACGACCCTAGCAAAATGCCATCGGTTGAAGAGGCTTATCCATTTATCAAAACAGCGACTAGTACATCGTCGGATTCTGTTCCTGAATGGAAACGGGACCAGTTGCTTCTAATGCAGCAATCGCAAAAGATTAAGACAGCCCGAAAATTCAAAAAAACTACATAGGAAGGGGGAAACAACGTGGAACTTGAAGAAATTGAACTGCTATTCAAAGTGAACACTGAACAAATGGAACAACAATTTGCCAAGGTTCAACCGATGATTGATAAATTGATGGGGAAGACCGCTGATAGTGCGAAGTCCGGTATGGACAAGACCGAGCAGTCGATGGATGTTTCTAAAGGTGTTCAAAAGTTGCAAGACCAGTTGTCCGGTTTGAACGAGACTATCAAAACTGCATTCGAACGAATGAGTAGCTCGACATCTACCGGGGCTAGCAAGGTCAACCAGAATGCTGGCAAGATGTTTACCGGTAGCCGGGTTAAGGTAAAACAGGACTTACAGGCCATGCTGAGTGATATCAATGCAAAGATGGATCAGGCCCGAGCTGCTCAAGCCAAGATGCGTGACTTAATGAATCAAAAAACGTCCTTGAATACCGCTCAACAGAATGGGACGCAAGGAATTAAAATTGATAATCAGGTTGCGTCCGCTCAAGCTCAGATGACGCGTTATCAAAACCAATCTAAAGCTCTAGCCCAATCAATGCGACAAGAATTTAAAGCGGTGCCGGACTCACTGCGGCAGATTTCTAAAGCTATGGATCAAAACGAAGTTAAAATTGAAACCTATCGGCGTCAGTTAAAGGCGTTGCAGGGCTCCTATCGTGATGTTCAGGATTCTATGAAGACGATGGGTGCCAGCGACCGGCTGACCAAGCAAAGCACGGCACTTGAAAAGAGCATCATGAGCACACGCGATAAGATGAACAAGCTCATTAATTCCAATGATAGTCTGAACAAGAGCTATGCTTATGTTTCTGATCGTGGTGACGAACTTAAATCTGTAATTGGTAAGCTCAATACTGAGATGGGTGAATCCGGGACGGCTGCTACACGAGCGGCAGGTTCGTATAATCGTTTCGGCAGTGCGGCAAGTAGCGCAATGAATAAAGCATCAGGTTCCGGTAAGGGGCCTTCTAATTGGTTCAGTCGCATTAGCAACGGTATTCAAGGTGCAACAAGTCGGATACGCAATTTTGGAAATAGTAGTAGTTCTTCAATGAACAAAGCCTCTTCTAGTGCTAGACGGACCAGCGGGGCCCTGGGCGGCATTGCCCAGCAGTTGAGATACCTCCCATCACAATTAATCGTATTTGGGTTGCTGTACCAAGGCTTGACGCAACTTGCTACTGGGATGATGACAGCATTTAAGACGAACGCGCAGTTTGCAAGTAGTCTGAATCAAATCAAGGTCAATTTACTGACAGCATTCTATCCGATTTACAACTTTGTACTTCCGGCTGTCAATGCATTAATGTCGTCATTATCTAAAGCGACATCATGGTTGGCACAGTTCACATCAGCACTAACGGGTATGAGCTATTCCAAGGCGCGGCAAGGTGCTCAGGGACTTTATGAGCAATCTAAGGCACTAAATGACACGGCTGCCGCTTCTAGCAAAGCTTCTGCTTCTGTTAAGAAGGCAAACGAAGAGATTCGAAAGCAAAATGCGGCTCAGGCTAAATCAGTTCGTGAAGCAAATGCTCAAATTCGGGCGAAAAATCAGGCTCAAGCAGCCTCAGTTCGTGAGGCTAATCGACAAATTGCGGAGTCGAACAAACAAGGTGCTGCCAAAGTTCGTGCTGCTAACGCGGCAATTGAAGCCGCCAATAAACGTTCTCAGGCTTCCATGGAAGCAACCAAGAAAAAGAACAAAGAACTCATGCAGTCTTTAATGGGCTTTGATGAACTGAATGTTCTTGATAAGAGCAATGATGATGAAGACTACTCTTATGATAAAAAGCCAAAGGAGACTTTTACTCCGCAGGAAACACAAACGGCACCAGATTCAACGCCAACACAAAACGCACCGGAAAGTACGCCACTGCAATCGATGGATGGTACTGATGCTGGAGCTGGTGATGATGGTGTCAATTTCGGCGTACCATTAGGTCAGCCATTCAACAGCGCAACTGATGCAGCTAAAAAACTGCAAAAAATTTTAAGTGAGCTGTTCGACCCAATGAAGGCAGCTTGGGACGCCAAGGGTAAATCAGTAGTGGATGCTGCTAAGTACGCTTGGAAAGAGGTTGAACGAGCGCTCAGCGATGTTGGACGATCGTTTATGCATGTATGGGACAACGGCACTGGTCAGAAGACAGTAGAAGCTATCTTACAGCTGTTAGCAGACATGCTTAACATTATTGGTGATATTGCCAAAGCGTTCTCACAAGCATGGGAAGGTGGTGGCGGTCGTGGTACTAAGCTAGTCCAAACTATTTTCAATTCGCTGAATAATGTATTGAAACTGATCCACGACATTGCGAATTCTTTCCGGAACGCGTGGAATGGCGGCAATTTAGGCGAACGTATTTTTGCGAACCTGATTAAATTAGCTACTAATGTTGCACGAATTATTGGTGATATTGCTAAAGCGTTCGACAATTCGTGGACCCATGGTAATACCGGTACTAAGCTCATTCAGTCGATTTTAAATATGCTGAATGAGGTCATCAAAGTATTGAATAACATTGCGGTAGCATTTCGTAATGCTTGGAATAGTGGTGCGGGTGAGAAAATTGCATCAAATCTCTACAAGATATTCACAAACATCTTTAATACTGTTAGTGCACTTGGCGGCCAATTTGACAAGGCTTGGCAACATGGTGGCGTTGGTACATCTATTTTTAAAACGCTGCTCGGTATGGTTAATGACATGTTGGGTGCGTTAAACGACATGACAGGAGCAACCATTAAGTGGGCTTCTAAGCTTAATTTCACACCCTTACTACAATCGATTGATGGATTGCTAAAAGCGATTAGACCAGTAGTCAAAGATGTATGGGACGGCCTGGATTGGGGATATCAAAATATCCTGTTACCATTGGCCAAATACACGATTACTAATTTAATCCCAACGTTCTTCGATGCATTAGCTGCGGCGCTTAAGTTGTTTCACAGCATTATTCAAGCTTCACAGCCAGCCTTTAAATGGATATGGGATTCGTTCCTTAAGCCATTAGCAAAGTGGACTGGTGGAGTTATCGTTGGCATGCTTAAGAAGTTAGCAGATGCATTAGGTGGGATTTCCAGTTGGGTAGATAAACACCATACGGCCGTTGAAGCAATGGCGAAAGTCTTAGTAACTATGTTTGCATTCAAAGTAACAATGACAGGATTAAGCAATGGAATAGGACTACTGGGGAATTTAGCTGATAAAGCGGTTATTATCGGTGGTAAAGGGCATGTTCTCAGAGACTTTTTCAAGGGTATTACTGGAATTGATAAGTTAGAAGAAGCCGTTGGCAGTGTGAAGACATTATGGTCGCTTGCAAAAATGAAGTGGTCAGATTATGCTGCTGCATTAGCAGATGGTTGGAAGGCGCTCAAGAGTTGGTCTGTGTGGTCTAAACTGGCTGCTGTTGGTCAAGCTGCATTGAATGCAGTTATGGACGCGAATCCAGTAGCATTAGTGGTATTGGCTATCGCGGCATTAGTTGCTGGATTCGTCGCGCTATACAAACATAATAAGAAATTTAGAGATTTTTGTAATTCTGTGTGGAAGAATATAACCAAATGGTTTGGAGATTCAATCGATTGGATCTCTAAAAATTGGACTAAAATAATTGGTTTTATTATTAATCCGGTTGGCACGATTGCTTCCTGGTTCCTTAAAGATACAAAAACAGGTAAGAATATTCTTAAATGGGCATCGAAATTACCGGGTAAAGCCTCCGATTGGGCTAAGAGTGTTGGTAAAAAGGTTGGGACCCATATAACTAATGCTAAGAAGGATTTCCAACAAGCAGGAAAGAATATTGGTAATTGGACTACTGGGTTTGTTGGCGGTGCTAAAAGAACTGTTAACACTTGGGCATCGAATATTGGCAACGGTGTTCATAAGAAAGTTTCTGATGGTAAAAAGGCCGCTCAAGAAGCGGGTAAAAAGATTGGTAACTGGACGTCTGAGTTTACGAGCAAATCTAAAGGTGCAATCGTCGGTATTCGAAAATGGGCATCAAATATCGGTAGTAATGTTAATACTAAAGTCGAAGATGGCAAACGATTAGCCAAGAATGCGGGTAGTAAGTTAGGTTCATGGGTTAATAACTTTAGAACTGGCGCAAGTAAGACTGTCTCTAGTTGGGCTGGAAGTTTAGGCTCGAAGACTAATTCTGGAATGGGGAGTTCTAGAACAGCTGCGTTAAGAGCCGGTACTCAGTTAGGTAATTGGGTTGCTTCGTTTAGAACTGGCACGGGTAAAACAATTGCAAAATGGGCCGGTGGTTTAGGCGGTAAAATTGGTGGCGGTCTTTCATCTGGTTGGAAGTCTGTAAAAAAGGGTTCTGCGGATGTTGCTAATGCAATTATTGGTACGATTGGAAAAGCCGTTAATGGCGTTATCGATGGCATTAAATGGATTCTCAATCACGTAGGCGCCTCCAGCAAAGCAAAGTCATTGAGCCACTGGAGTGTTCCGTCATTTGCAACTGGTGGTCGCCATAAAGGTGGTCCAGCAATCGTTAATGATCAGGTTGGTGATAAGTATCGTGAAGCATACAAGTTACCAAATGGACGAACAGGTCTTTTCCCAGCAGTTCGCAATATGATGGTCAATCTTCCGAGAGGTACTCAAATTCTCAATGCGGCACAAACGGCTCGTAAAGCAACAGCAATGGTGCCACACTATGCCGGTGGTATTGGAGACTTTGATTTTGACTTTTCAAGTATTGGTAACTTCAATTTGCCAAGTTTCAACTTTAGCATGCCGAATTTTGGTGATTTGTTCAGTGGTATAGGGGACAGTGTAGGCAGTTTTGCCGATGGTGTGAAAGATACGGCAAGTGATATTTGGGACGATATCACGCACCCTGAAAAAGTATTGAAAGCTGCTATGAACAAGTTTGTTAAATTTACCGGCTTAGGTGGCTATCCGCTAGATGTTGCTAAAAGTATGGTGGATTTTAGTGTTGATAGTGCTAAAAGTTGGGTCGGTAAGATTCTCAAAGAATACGGCGAGAGCGAAGGACCAAATGGTGGTGCAATCACTCATTCAATGATTAGTCGTGCACTCGAGATGACTAAAGTTCCTAAATCGCGGTGGTCAAAGATGCAACACGATATCATTGAAGTGGCTAAGTCAGAGACCGGGAATCGAAATATTACGCAGACAATTACTGATGTGAACTCGCTAGCTGGTAATCCTGCAGGTGGACCACTACAGTATGTCAAGTCAACCTTTGATGCATTTGCTTTTCCTGGACATCATAATTTCAGATCATCATTTGACCAAGTATTGGCTTATCTGAATAACTCAGACTATTACAATGCTGCTGGTCATACAGTCATTTGGGGCACGCCTAAATTTGATTGGTTGCACAGTGGACCGATTGGGCACCGCCGTTTTGCTAACGGCGGTCTTGTTGATACTCATCAAATGATCGAAGTGGCTGAACAGAATAAGCCGGAAATGGTTTTACCTTTAACTAACATTCCACGGTCAATGCAATTGATTAAGCAGGCACTAAGCTTCATGGGACAAACGTTCAGTGATGGCTTACAAATGCCCGCAGCTTTAACTCAGTCGATGGATATGAGCAGTCTGGCTAGTCAGCCAAGTAGTACGAGTACACAGAGTATGAATAGTGGTGGCATTAACGAGCTTGGAACAAGCATCGTTAACGCGATTGTACAGGGCTTACAAATGACAAACGTTGGCGGCAGCATGAACAATCAACCGATCAATGTGAACTTGACGTTGCAAGTTGGTGATGAGAAGTTCGGTAATGCTGCTATTAAAGGCATTAACGCGGTAAATCAGAAGAATGGTAAAAACATGTTGAGACTATAGGAGATGATTACGATTGACATATTCACTGAAGATTGGTGGGACAGTGGTTAAAGCACCACAGTCCCTAGAAGTTGCAATCCAAGATATTGATGCAAAAGCATCACGTGACGCGAATGGGCTTTTGCATCGAGACCGTGTCGCAATCAAACGCAAGCTAACGGTAAAATGGGGGCCGCTAACATTGGCTGAGAATAGTACAATACTAAAAGCTGTCTCTGGACAGTTTTTTTCTTGCAGTTATTTAGACCCACAAGAAGGTGCAGTAGTGACCAAGACATTTTATGTTGGTGATCGGACTGCACCGACTTATACACTTAATCCATTGACATCAGATTATATTTGGCAGAATGTTTCAATGGATTTCATTGAACAGTAGGCGGGTGAAAATTAATGATTAAGCAATCTGATTTAGCCCTCGCTGCATGGAAGGCAACTGAACGGACGTTGGATGCAGTTGTCACAATTAACAAGATTGACTATAAAACGACAGATATTGCATCCATTTCATATGACGCAGGTGGCTACACTGGAGATACGTTTGGTATTGGCTCGAATTATGAAAACAGCGTGACAATTAAGTTTTCGCACTTAATTGAAGGACTTAAACCCGGCATGACGGTATGGCCTAAGATTGGTATAAAAACATCTAATGGCTATGAGTATAGCTCGCTTGGTCTTTTTATCGTATCAGATGACATTCAAATGGACCGAAACAACGATGAGACAACAATTAAGGCATATGACCAGATGTGTCTATTGGAGGGTACCTACACTTCTAAGTTAACTTACCCTGCGAAAATGACCAGTGTGATTGCAGAAATTGCAAATTTGGCTGGCGTGTTACTCAATACAACTGACATTAGTCGTTTGCCTGTACAAGTTAACTTACCGAGTGCTATTACCGGTCAAACGTATCGAAATGCAATTGGCATGATTGCTCAATTTTATGCTGGATTTGCAACGTTTGATAGGGACGGCAAATTAACAATTCGCACGATTACAGAGCCAGATTATACATTAGACCCGAGCCAATATGAACAAGGTGGCTTAACAAAAAATGAAGCACCATACAAAATTGGCGGTATTCAGTGTGAGGTCACAACGACTACTACGGATTCAACAGGTCAGAGTACCGAAACTACAAACACGCTTCAAGTAGGGGCAGCGTCAGGATCACAGATTAAACTCACCAACAATTTGATGACAATGGATCGTTTAGCATCAATATGGCAACAGTTACAAAGCTTGACCTTCTACCCTTTCAGTTTGAATTGGTTTGGCAATCCTGCAATAGAAGCTGGCGATTGGCTAACACTACAGGATACTAAAGGAAACAAGTTCAACGTGCCTAATAATGGTTATACTATGACGTTTGATGGCAGTTTGTCTGCTGTTTCTAAAGCAGATCAGACCTCAACCTCTAGTAGTAGCTATGCTTGGCGAGGCGAGCTATCACAATATGTTGCTGACTTAGGTGGACGGCAAGGTGCTTCGGGTAACTATATCTATGGTACAGATACAACTGAACCGCCATACGGAGCTAAATTTAACGATATCTGGTACAAGCAGAACGGTAATAAAATTGAATTGTGGACTTACGAGCGTCAGGCAGATGGAACTGGTAAATGGGTACTTACTGTGTCGGACTCTACTGGGGAAGAAGTGAAAGCAAAAGTTGACCAAGTGGAACTGGAAGCTAAGGCTAGTACAGATGCAGCTAAAGCGGCCAGTGATAAGGCTGACCAGCTTGCGGCCAAGTACGACGATACAAATGCATTAGCTAATCAAGCACTGGGTCAAGCAGTAGGCGCTCAAAGTGACGCTAGTGCTGCAGTTGCTACAGCAAACTCTACAGCCTCGGAATTCGGAAAAGTTAGTCAAAAAACAGATAGTGCCTTAACTAGTGCAGTTAATGCTCAAAGCGCCGCTAGTGATGCAGTTAAACAGGCTTCTTCTGCGGCCGCTGATTCTAAAGATGCCAAACAAATTGCCGGGGCAGTTAGTCAGAGTTATAAGACTTTAACTGACGGTTCGACTATGACCATTGCCGAATTACAGAATGGTCTAGCTGCCAAACTGACTAAAACTGATTTGGACGGTTACGCTACTCAAACATGGGCACAAAATCAGATTAAGATGACGGCTGATGGGATTAACGGAACCATGTCCAGTATCAAGAGTACTGTCGATGGTCAGACAACCAGTATTAATGACCTCCAGGCGGACTCGAGCTCATTTAAGAGCCAGTTTACGACAGTCAATAATGATCTCGGTAAGCAAACTACCGACATTGGTACTTTACAAGCTACATCTAAAGAGTTAACGACCGGGTTCAATACGTTAACAACTGACAATACGACTAACAAGAATGACATTAGTCAACTTAAACAGACTGCCACAGAAGTCAGTAGCACTTTAGAAACTGTTCAAACGCAGGTTCAAAATAGCGCTGTCGGCACAAACCTGTTACTCAATACTGGCGATGATAATGATGCAACCCATCCTGTTAAAATGCTTACTGGGTACGTATCCGTGCTTGGTGACTTATCTAGAACAAAGGAGTATAGCCAAATAACTGCTCCGCCATCTGGTTCTTACGAAATGTACTATCGTTTCGGTAATCCATTAACAAATGAAATGTACGGTTTGGAGCCTGGACAAACTTACACCATTCAAGGCAAGGTTTATGTAAGCAAGGGTTCTGTTCATTTTAGATCTCAATATCAGTCAAATAGTGGATGGAACAATTACAGTGGTAATGAGTCTGGGGACCTAGCTACTAATACCTCTGGGTTTGTAAAAGTTAACTACACGTTCACGATACCTGCGAATGCAACTGCATTCTATATTAGCTGGCAAGTATATAACTTCGACTCAACGACTGTATTCCGATTCCGGAGAATGAAACTTGAAAAAGGATCATTAGCAACCGATTTCTCCACTAACCCCTTAGACAATGCCACAGTCGCAGCTGTGTCCAATATTTCTCAAACTGTTGACGGTATGAAAGCTGATATCTCCAAGAAAATTGAGCAGAAAGACCTTAATGGATATGCCACCGAAGCCTGGGCACAAAACAAGATTAACGCTACTGCTGATGGGATTAACGCAACTGTGTCAAGTGTTAAGAGTACGGTTGATGGGCAGACGACCAGTATAAATGACTTAAAGGCTGACTCAAGTTCATTTAAGAGCCAGTTTACGACTGTTAATAATACTCTTGGCAAGCAAACTACTGATATTAGTACCTTGCAAGCCACGTCTAAAGACTTAACCACGGGGTTTAATACACTTACTACTGATAATGCAACTAATAAGAATGATATTAGCCAGCTCCGTCAAACGGCAACAGAACTCAGCAGTACCATGATGACCGTTCAGACACAAGTCCAAGATAGCGCTGTGGGGACGAACTTGTTATTGGATTCTCAAACACAGAAGAGGAAACCGTCTTGGTATACTCAGAACAATAAATGGACTGAGGATCGAGGAACTTATCTTGGATCAAATATAGAGTACGTTGGGGGCCCATGGGGCAATGCTCGATACAGTTATAAAGATCTATTAGACCGAGACGTCATTAATACCACGGACGATTTTACCTACTCTATTTACTTTAGAGTAGTTGGAGAAGATCCTGCAGGAATGTCATATGCCTATATCGACTTTTTATCAACTGCAACTACAAAAAATGGTTTTGTGCCTCTGCAACTAACTAGCTTAAAAGAGGGTCAGTGGGCGCGAATAGTCGTTTCTTTCAAGTTTAAGGACTTTGAATACGACCCAACTAAGGACTATAACTATTCAATACGTATCGAAATGTCGGCAGCGCCAAAAGTAGATGATGCACGGTATGAGTTTGCAGCGCCAAAACTTGAAAAAGGTTTAGTAGCCACCGATTTCTCTGTAAATCCAGAAGACACAGCTACGGTTACTGCTTTATCCAAGCTTTCACAAACTGTGGACGGTATGCAATCTGATATTTCCAAGAAAATTGAGCAGAAAGACCTTAACGGTTACGCTACTGAAACATGGACGCAGAATCAGATTAATTTAACTTCTGATAGTCTTAGTGGAACTTTGTCAAGCGTTAAGAATACCGTTGATGGACATACAACCAGTATCAATGATCTTCAAGCTGATTCCAGTGGGTTTAAAGCTCAGTTTACGACAGTCAACAATACTCTAGGCAAGCAGAACACCGATATTAGCACACTTCAAGCAACAAGCAAGTCTTTGGGCGCTAGCTTTGATTCACTAAGTTCTGACAATGCCACTAACAAGCATAATATTAGTCAATTGCAAGCAAGTGCTACAACATTTAATAGCACTTTAATGACTGTTCAAACACAGATTCAAAATAGCGCAGTGGGCACAAACTTGTACACTGACACTCGTGACTTTGACAATCCTAATGGAATATGGAACAGATATGATTATTGGACAAAAACTGGTGAAATTTATAACGGGATGACTGCAGTTTCCACCACCAAAGATTGGGACGGATTGTCTCAGACCTGGGCTGTCAAAAAGGGAGAAACGTACACTTTCTCAATTTATGCTAAGTACGAAAGTGGGACTGGTAAATCGAACTTATATTGCCGAGGAATTGATAACGTTAATACCAGTAATACTGATATTGGTGCTAAAACTGTCAGCCTAAATGAAACCTGGCAGAGAGTATTTGTTACATTTGTAGTTACTGACGATGGGGACGTGTGCCCTCGACTTGAACGAACCAATGACAATACCAATAAGTTAATTGTCGCCGGTCCTAAGCTTGAACGAGGATCAGTTATGACTGACTATTCTACTAGCCCATTAGACAATGCGACAATCACAGCATTGTCAAGTATCTCTCAAACTATTGATTCCATTCAAACAACAGTTCGTGGAAAAGTGGATAATGACGTATACCAGTCCAAGGTAACCCAATTGAATAACCAGATAACTTCCGTTGTAGGAAAAGTTGATACCTTTGGAACCAGAAATTTTGTAACTAACTCACAATTTCAGTACGACTATCTGAATGGACAGTCTTGGACCGGTGGGACGACTGACATTTGGTATAAGTCGGATTTTGCTTGGTCGTGGGTTAATGGGTATCAAGGCATTTGCATTAATAAACCAGTAACGACGGATACCAATACTTGGTACAATTTGTTCTCAAGAAAGATTGTTATTGGACAAGATATCTCAACCCCTTGGTCGGCTAGTGCTTATGTAAATGTTGATACCATTGGCCATAATGCGATACTTATTGTTGAATTTTACGACACTAAGGGTAATCGTATTGGATATAAGGAATCGCAGAAAAACACCCGTGGACTGGAACTAAGGAAAGTTGAAAATGTGGTTCCTCCGGCTGGAACTGAAACCGTTTGTCTTTCGTTTCGTGTTCATGGTGGTGGCCATGTTGCTATGATATGCCCAATGCTCAATCAAGGAGCTACTGCTGCAGCCTATGTTCCTGATAATGTAAGTAATGCAGAACTTGAGCACGCATATTCTGCTATACTTCAAACTAATGACCGGATTAATCTTCGTGTTGAAAAGAATGGGGTTATTAACGCAATTAATATTTCCCCTGAAGGAACCAAGATATACGGTACTAAACTGCATATTACGGCGGATACCTACATTGATAATGCAATCATTAAGAACTCCATGATTGAAAGCATAGATGCTGGTAAAATTACTGCAGGTACTATCAATGCTGCGCATATAAACGTAATCAATTTGAATGCGAATAATATAACGACCGGTACAATTAAAGGCAGTAACCTATCAATTAATCTGAATACTGGTAATGTTGAGTTCCAAGCGGGACGTATCCATTCGTCTGATAATGCAATTGATATTAACATTAATAATAAGTATATCTCAGTTGCTGACAAGGATAATCGTGTATTTATATCTGGTGGGGAAATTCAAATGATCCAACCGACATTATTCTCAAGTCAATCTACGCCGTATGTTCGCATCAGTAACGCTCAGGCGGGGGCCTCATGGGGTGGTGCAACGTTCTGGGGACGTGACTATTTTGTGGTCACTAACGGAGCTAACGATGGAAATATCTTTACTTCGCCAATGGGAGAAGAAAAGTTCGCAGGTATTTCTGGAGGGCATTCGACCTCCGGATGGCAAGTAACCAAGATCGGCGGTGCGGAACGGGGTGTGCTTATATCCGGTGGTCGTGAATTCACTGATGGCATAGGTCTCTCACCGTATATAAGAGTTGGTGATCCTGGTCATGCAGGGACAGGTCTACATGGTTCTAACATCAGTATGCAGGCTAGTTACATTTATCTAAAGAGTACCCATTCAACATCTCATGGCGCAAACGCCTATTTGGCCCCAGACGGTGCATTAGTTCCGTCGAACTCCGCCGCTAAGTACAAAACAGACATTGTTCGATCATTTGAAACTGGGATGGGGGACAAACTCCTAGAAGTTCCAGTTGCGCATTGGAAAGACAAAGAAGAAGTACTATCCAAGACGCTCAATCCTAGTGCTAAAAATCCAGAAACTTACTTTGGAATGATCGCCGATGATCTGGATGATGCTGGTCTGAACGAACTTGTTGAATACGATGACAAAGGGGCAGTCAGGGGTATCCAGTATGACCGAGTCGCATTAGCTCTTATCCCGTTGATTCGTAATTATCGGGATCGTATAACTGAATTAGAAACTAAAGTCAAATAAATGAAAGAGGCATAGTTAATTATGACAGCAAGAAAAGAAGAAGTAACATTCACAAATGGGCAACTGGTGACCATTGGAAACACTTTAGCAGCGTTCAAGCTTAAAGGTCGAGCTTCTCTTGGGCGCACCTGGTTGATCAATCATCTTGAAGACCTAAACAAGCAATTTAACGCTGACCAATTAGCAACACAAAAGAACTTTTTTAAAACAGATGAAGCCGGAGATTTTATTTATCAGAAAGACAAAAAGACTCTAATTCTGAAAGATGACTACACCATGGACGAAGCTCAAAAAGAGTTTGATCAATTAGTTAACGAACCTGTAAGCATTGAAATCAGCTCATATTCTGCACGAATGAAAGCTTTATTTCATGCACTTGAGGACTATCCATATGAGATGGAAGGGCAAGTAGCTCAAGTATACGCATTAGTATTTGATCAGTTCGATAAAGCATATGGAAAAGGGGAATAATGATGGAATTATTAAACACTAGCATCTCTTATAATATAGATGGAACTGGTAATACAAGCTCTGTAATTGCAGGCCTTCGTGGTGAAGTAGAAGGTCGAGTAACTATTACAGCAAATGTCACTATTTATCCGACTGACTTAGCTAAAGATGAAACTTTCGATGATCTAACCAAAAAAGAATTATCCAAACGTGCGGTGGATAAGATTCCATCAGTAATTGACTCTCTAATTGCAGTTAATGGTGGGTGGAGTTTTACTGCTGGCAAGATTTCATCGGTATCCACTCAATTTAATCAGTCTGAAACTGGCACATATGTGAATGCGAATGTTACTGCCACTGAATCAGATTTTTCAGATAAGAAGTTAGACGATGTTACGATGTCGGAGGCGCAGAGTGTGCTGCAATCCATTCTTAAGAATGAATTGCCAACATCATAAGTATTAAGTGAAAGATGAACTTTGAAGAGATGGTGAATTGAAAATTAATAAGTTAAAACGACTAGGCCAGTGTATTTTAGGACGCTTTTGACCGTTCAATCAGGAATGACAAATAGGAGGTAGACAATTGAATAAGCACAAGTTAAAGGCACTCATCTTAACGGTGGGCGCCATTTTTATGGCCTTTTTAATGGTCAATGTTACCAGTCAGGCTGCTCGCATGGACATGGTCGATGTGTCGAATAACAACGGCTACATGAGCACCGCTGAGTACACATCCATGCGTAACGAGTTCGGTGTTAAGGCCCTCACCGTTAAGATTAGTGAAGGCACAACCTTCAAAGATGGCTATGCTGCTAGCAATATCGCTAATGGTCAAGCGGCTGGCTTATACGTCAACGGCTATCATTTTGCCCATTATAAGACTAGGGCTCAAGCGATTGCCGAAGCAGACTTTGCTGGTCAGGCAGCCAAAGCAGCAGGGCTACCGGTGGGTGCAGTACTGGCAACGGACGTAGAATCGGCTGAAGAACAAGGAATCTTATCCCAAGCGACCAATGACCGCAACAATGCCGCCTTCATGCGAGAGATTCAGAAGTTTGGTTATCGGGCCGACATTTATACGTCTGGATCATGGGCTAACAACAAGATGACCATCAAGGGCAAAACAGGTTGGGTTGCTGGTTACCCCTATGTCATGTCTGGTCAGAAATGGTATACGAATAATAATGCCTGGCAATGGTCCGGGTCAGCTCGTTTTCGGATTAGTTACGGTGGCTTTGACGTCAGTCAGCTTTATACTGATTACTACACAGCTGGTCAAAAATCAACGGTCAAACCGACCGATAAGGATGCGGTTAAGGCCAACAACCAGGAAGCTAACAAAAACACTTCTAAGCCGTCTACGTCAGCCAAGTGGGTCAAGGAGTCAAAAATCTACACGCTCAAGACTGCGGTTAAGCTACGCATTGGCGCCTCGACTTCATCAAGTGTTATCACTACCTTACCAGCAGGCACTACGGTAAAAACTGATCAAGCTATTATTCAAGGTGGTTATCGTTGGGCTCGTCAGCCACGATTTAATGGTTATGGTTATCTAGCAACAGGCCCAGCAAGCAATACGCTGGAATACGTAAATAGTGGTGCCACTCACATGTACTACACAGTCAAGTCTGGCGACAGCTGGTGGTCAATCGCTCAGCGAAACGGCCTAAGTATGACTACATTAGCTAGTCAGAACGGCAAGACGATTTACATCACCATCTATCCTGGCCAGCGATTGGTGGTGCGGTAATTGCATACACTATTAGGATTAGGCTGGGATGAATGGGGATCGATTGTTGCCATTGTCACTAGTATTTGTGTATTAGCTAATTGGATTCTCAATAAGACGGTCCGTATCCCGCTTAACGATTTAGGCAAGCGGCTTAGCCGTTTTACCGATGAAAGTTTAAAAGTGAGACAGCAAAATGCCGACACAATGAACGCTATTGAAAATCGGGTCATTAAGGTAGAAGGTCGATTAGATGGTCATGACATTGAATTTAAACATCTATATGAAAAGGAAGCCAAAGGAAATGAAAAAAATTAGTTTTAAGAATGCTGACGGAAGCTTGAATGGTAAGTTGATTGCTGGGATTATTTCCTTGCTAATCGTTTTGATTCAACAAGTCTTTGCCATGTTTGGTGTTAAGTTTACTGGTGATTGGTCAGCCGTTGTTGCCGTTATTAATACTGTATTAACGATCCTCGGGATGCTGGGTGTTATTACTGACGTTCAAACGGTGGCAGCGCCAACAGTTGATAGTAATGAGAAAATCCAAGTCGAAGCAACGACTAATAAGGTTGCTGATGAAGTGCAAGGGCCAGCGTCCACAGCTGCTGTAGCGGATAGTTCTGCATCATCTGACACTGAAACGACGTCAGAATCCGCCTCACAATCAGGAGAAAAAGTAGTATAATAATCGTGAACCGTTCTAGTCCCCCATGCTTCGGCGTGGGGGATTTTTTGTTAACAAAATATATAAAAAAGAGCCAGTCAAGACTGGCCCAATGTTTAAATAAATAAAATGGGTGTTCTGTTTCTCCTAAGATAATAAAGAACACAGTTATTATACATTAAACCTGATTAATATAACAAGGACTTATTAATATTTTTCTATAGATTACTTTCGGTATTGTGATATAAACCGACAAGTGCTGTCTCTTATACACATCTCCGAGC